TCCGCCATAATTAGATCTAAAGTTTACTGCATTATATTCGAAACCTGTACCAGGTGCATCTGATGAAGGATCTAATCCTGGAGGAACTTGTCCAATACCTGCACTTGGATTAAAAAATACAACACCATTGTTCATAATACCCATTGGTGTTAACGGAACTGTTACTTGTGGATTAGCAGTATTTTCCCCGCCTCTGTATGTAAAACTATAATTGTAAGTTTGAGCACTTACTACATTTGCACTTGGTGAAAAGGCATTAGAGCCAAAAGGTTTTCCAAAATTTGCTGGACTCGGTAAACCATTAGATGTAATTGTTAATGTTGCCATAATTTATTCCTACGTTAATAATCCTGCATCAAAGTTTCTTGGATCAGGTCCAGGATTTACAAAACCTCCATCACCGTCAACAAGGTTGAAATCGATATCAGTTTCATATAACAACCAATCGCTAAAACCTCTCATATTATTGTCTAGTGTACCAAAATCAAAACCCGAAGTATTTGGTTCAATACTTCTAATATCTATTCCGTAAACTAAACCATTTACATTACCAGTAAGTACACCGCTAAAGTTACTTGCTGTAAGTGTATTTACATTTGAAATATCATTACCAGCGGCATCTAGGTTTCCACCTAACACTGGAGTTGTATCTGTGCTTACTTCTGCTGAACTATCTATAAAAACAGTATCATTAACTACTCTTGTACTAGCACCAGTACCACCTTGAATTCTTACAGTACTGCCTTCTGTAGCAATAATTGATCCATTATCTGAAACAACTACTAATTGTTGTAAACCACCCAAGGCATTAATTGTAATACCTTGTGCAGAACTTGTTAATGTAATATTAGAACCTGATACTAACTTTTTTAGTTGTATTTCAGCACCTACTTTTTGTGAAAAAATTCCTTCTCCAACTGCTCCTGTATTCACCACAGTTGTACTTTCAGGTGCTCTAAGATCTAAATCATCAAAGTTTTGATTAACTTTAATGAACGCTTCACGCAGATCATCACCTGTACCGTCGTTTGCTAGTGTTCCAATATTAATAGTTTGTACTGCCATTTTTTATACCTTCTATTATATTTATCCTTTGTCAAACCCGCTGTTATTTCCGTATTTTAGTTTATTAGGACTGTTTAACGGAAAATATAATACTTTTTTTGTACCACCATATAATCTTGGTGTTGAATTAGCATATACGTAATCATCTACTCCACCAGTATCATACAAGTATTCTTTTGCTGTTTTATTTAAAAAGTCTTTAAAGTCCGCCGCAGTAGCACCTGGATTTACCTGCATATACAAACAAGCCACGCCTGCAACCTGTGGAGCCGCCATACTAGTTCCGCTTATTCTTGCAATATAATGTGAACCACTATCTGGGTGTAATTGTCTTCCACTGTAAATAGATGTTGTGCTTGTAGCACTTGTAATTTCACTACCAGCCGCATTAATATCTAATCTTTCACCACGTTCACTTGATTCTGCTAACATCTCTTCTGTACCAAATTTTGTATAATCTATATTTCCAACCCATACTGTATCTAACGAATGTGGTGAACTTGGTCTGTTATAATAGATAGGATTTCCCGAACTAATATATCCTGCCCAAGTAGTACCCATAGTATAGTAACTATTATATCTTGTACTTCCGTATTGTCCTGTCTCTTGTCCGGCACAAGGGTGATATCCATTACCTGCCGCTTTGACACAAATTACACCTGCATCTGTTAATTGTTCTTGTTCAACATCTGCTGGAAGATATTCCATAGGATGTCTTGATCCTACCATTCCATACTGTGAGTCGGCGCTGGTCCATTGTGCTGATGCTCTGTTTTGATCTACTCCTCTAAAATAAACCGCTGTCATTGGCTCACTGCCAAATTGACTATTTCTATAAAACCAACTGTATCCCCAACTCTGATTACATACTGTTGGACGTTTATATCCAGTGTTTGGATCAACTGGTTTTTGTTCATGAAATAATCTTATTAGATCGTATCTATCTGTATCTATTCTATAACCAGTGCCGCCGAAAATTCTCATACTATAGATTTGTGCGTTTTTGGCCCAGCCATATGTTTTGCCTGCGGCAATACCGCAACAGTGACTACCATGTGCGCCTGCTCTATTTGAATCGCCTGTGCCAGTTGAATAAAAGTTTGCAGGCATAGTACCTGACATACCTGTAAGTTGATACCAATCTACTTGATTAAATCTTGTATTACCTGCATAATCTTCCCACTCAGGATGTCCTGTTGGATCTACTCCATCATCTTGAATAACTAAATCAACACCTGTACCATCTAGTGTATATGTGTAATCTTGTGTAAAAGTAGTTGAACTAGTATCTGGTTCGCCTAGTGCTTTTTGAATGTGTCTCCATAACCCCCAGTTAACAGAAGTTTGTGTATCTGATGTTGTTCTTTGAAAGTTACCTGATTGCGTAGCATAAAGTTCTTGTGTTTCTTCTAAAGGTTTCTCACATACAGATAAAATTCTTGCATCTGTTGAAAGTGTTTGTGCTTCTTCATCAGTAAGATTATAGTGTGTCATCCTGTTATTATATGCACGAGCATTGACAACGTCCACAGTTCTACCAGGAATAGTATTAGGAACAGCACCATCACCAGAAGTGTCCCTTTGTAATTGCGAATCAATTTCTGCAACATCAACCCCTTTCACAGTAACTACAATATATTCTTTTTCCATTATTGATTATACCTTCTAAATGCTCGATGTCCTGCGTAAGGAAAATACGCAATCCTATTAGATCCATTCATTAAACTTCTATTGTTTGAAAAAAATGTAGCAGGATTATTTTCGTCTGTGCTACCTTGCCACATTAAATCTTTTAAACTATTTTTATGCCACCACTCTCTAACCTGTGCAGGGGTCCAACCTGGATTTAGTTGTAATAGTAAACAGCATAATCCAGCAATCTGTGGTGTAGACATACTTGTACCACTTAGACTTGCAATAGCACTACTTGATGTATTGTATGCACTAACAATATTTGTTCCAGCGGCCCATATATCTACTCTTGGACCTTTGTCACTTGAGGTGTTAGTTGCTTCTGAATTATTGTAATATGCACTATCTAAATTACCACAAACAATAGTGTCAGGACCAATATTACCTGCACCTCTGTTATAGTACACAGGATTACCTGCTGTAATTCCTCCTGAACTAAAACTTCTTGTGATATAATTATTATAATCTATGTCATCTGAATAACAAAGTTTTTGAAATTGATTACCTGCACTCTTACAATAAATTACACCTTCGTCTTGCATTTCTTCTACTTCTACATTAAGACTGTATAAGTTTGCGTTAAATCTATTTGAACTATCACCTATCATTCCATACTGAGATGATTTTGTAGTACTTCCTGTATTACTACCTCTAAAATTAATTTCTGTTATATTAGTAAAATATGCTTTATATCCCCAACTTGCACTTACCACGGTAGGACGTTTAACACCTGTTATAGGATCTGGTGTTTTTGCTTTATGGAATTCTTTGATAGCATCAAACCAATAACTAGAACTTATACTGTTCATATCTAAACAAAAAATGTTGGCATTTTTTGCCCAACCATATTTTTGTCCTACGGCTGTGCCTGCACAATGCGTTGCATGGTAACTAGAACCACTTACACTACCATAATCTATTGTGCCTGCACCACTGCAATTTGGAAGTGTGTTCCATTGAAATTCTTGTAGGCGACTGTTACCATCTCTGTCATTCCATTCTTGGTGATCAAATCTAAATTTAGTTTCTTGGTGAACATAGTCAACACCTGTACCATCTAAATGGTAATCATATGTGCCACCTAGATCTAATCCCGCAGTAGCACTAGTCCAAGGATCATTTTCAACAACGTGTCTTGCAAACGCCCAATTATCTCTTGTGGTACTACCACTATTTCTTATGTTTACTAATTCTTGTTGATAGTCTGCCCATTCATCGTCCCATTCTAAAGGAAGTTCTGCGCCTAAAACTCTAGAATCATTTTGCAATGATTGTGCTTCTTCATCTGATAGTTCTACTTCTACAATACGTTTACTTGAAGGTCTAGTGTTTACATTTTGCACTTGCCTATCTGGAATAATTGCACTATCAACGGTGCTGTCAGCCGTAGTATCTCTGTTTAGTTCTGCTAAGAACTCATCTTTGTCTACGCCTTTTTTTAGTGAAACAACATAATGTTTCATTAGTTTCTCCTATTAAGCCACGTTAATAGTACCACCCATATTACTGTGAGCAGTACATTGATAATAAAGTGTTGCTGGTGCATCGTGTCTTACTTCCCAAACAATATCGCCTGAGTTTGCACCATTGTTTGTAACACCGTCACCGTATGCAGTACCACCTTGACCTGATGTACTTTGAATCTGGAATGGATGAGAACCTCCTGAATTATTTGTGAAGATATATTTGAATCCTCTATAAACAGTGAATGTTGGATCTGCCGCCGCACCACTGAATCCTGGACCTGTAAATGTAAAGTCTGATGACCCGTTTGCTCCTAATACATAACGTATTACTGGAGAAGCAGTTGCTACCCAAACAGTTCCGTTATAGTAAGTCATATCACCTTCACTAGGACCTGTTACTGTTACTGCTCCTGATAAAGATGCACTAATTGTGATATTGCCTTCTACGTCACTTGAAGTAGAAACATTTGAACCACCTATGATCTTAATACTTTCACCACTTGAGATATTACGCATAGTGGAATCATCACCACCTATGTTAAATGAATATCCACCACCTGGACTTACAAAGTTACTACCATCAAAGAATTGTAATGAACCTACTGATGAATTATAAATTACATCACCAATTTGTCCTGTTAAACTATTAACACCGTCTGTATCATAAATGCCAAGTCTTAGTACTGATTTTTGTAGTACCACAGCATTCGCGGCATCTAATATTAAATTACTTGCACTTGTTAATGTAGGAATACCTGTGCCACTTGCAGTAATGTCATCTGCACTTATAGTTGTTGCAGTTATGTTTGTTACTGATAGTGTGTTAGATGTTTCGTTGTATGTAAATGTAGATTCTCCACCAAATGATCCACCGTCATTGTACTGTACCTGTGTATCAGAACCACCTGGGTTACCTGCACCACCACCGCCTGACGCACTAATTGTAATTGTATCAGTGTTGTTATCAGTTGCAATAGTAATATTAGAACCAGCAACAAGTGTAAGTGTATCTGTAGGTGAATCTGCTGTAACTGTGTTTTGTCCTGAAACAGCAATATTGGCAAATAAATTCTGTGATCCACCTGCCGACCAACTTAAAGTACCTGAACCATCCGTTGATAAAACTTCGTTGGCGTTTCCATCTGCGGCAGGCAAAATATAAGTGTAGTTACTGGTCATTGTTGCTGGAGATCTAAATGCATTAAAGTTATTATTTTCTCCATCATAAAGTTTTAATTCGCCTGCTGTTCTTAAAGCAAGATTATCAGCAACTTCTACATCACCACCTGCATTAGAAATACTTCCAGTAATAGTCATGGTACCATCTATTTGAATAGATGTGTTTACATTAATACTGTTTGTAGTTAAAGTGTTTGTGCTAGGATTATAAATTATTCCTGTATCTGTTCTTAGTGTTTGTCCGCCACCATTTGCATTTTGTACAAAAGTTAAGTATTGACTAAATGCATCTGCGTTAGTTTGTGTGCTTACAGTTGCCGCATCTAAATTTACAAGTGCTCTTGGTCTCCATTCGTTATTACCACCACTCCAACTTAAAACATAGTTGTCTTGTGGAGCAACAGTTACAACGTTGACATCTGTTAAATCACCTATTTCACTTACTGAACTAGATACTGTTCCTGGTTCCCAACGTGAAAGTGCATTGTTGTAAATTAATGCTTCACCATTGTTTACTCCAGTTGTATCTACATTTTGTAAATCTCCTAAAGCACCTACTGTGAATGTAATGTTTCCGTTTACATCACTGGTTGTGCTTATACCTGTACCACCTGTAAATGTTATTGTATCTCCTGCATGAATAGTTCTTGCAGTTGCATCATCGGCCGCTGTGCTAAATCCTGTAAATGCATTTCCTTCACTTACTAATGCTTCCCATTGACCTGCGTGTGCAAAATATAATTTACCTGTTCCATGAACATGAGCAACCATACCGTGGTATGTTGACGCACTAGGTAAGTCAACAAGATTTTGCCACCAGTTTGCAAAATAAACTTTACCTGTTGTAACAAAATCTCTTGTAGTTGTGTTACCTCTTCCTAGTACTGAATCAATAGTATCAGATTCTGTAACAACCGCAGTAAGTTTAAATCTCTGTGTTGAATGATCATAGTATAAAACTTTACCATCATCTGCTGAACTTACTGTATCAACGTTTGAAAGAGTTGAAAGTGTAGTGTTTTGAATTCTTGTATCAAATCTTGCGTTTGTAAAATATAAATTAGTTGTACCTTCATTGATTTGATCTGTTGTAGTACCTGATGCAAGATAACCTAGGTCATTTGTAAAAGCACTTAAAACTGTTGGTACTGTTGGAATAACTGGCTTGTTTGTTAGATCGTTATAGTCACCACTAAATGGATTGTTAAATGATACATTGTTAATTCTTACGTCAGTTGCATTTATTGTTCCTGCGTTAGTAATACCTGCACCACCTAGGTCTAAGTTATCACCAATAGGCAATTCTTTGATTTTATTATCATTTAATGTATCTACTATAAGTGGTATTCTATTTGCCATTTTGTTTTCCTATTTACAATATTTATCCT